TCATATGACGAGACCCGCTTCCATCGTGATACCAAGTCTCGTCATATGACCCATTTGGATAGGAAGTGCCACTGATTGAAGTATATGAGGTAAGACTTTCTGAAACAATGGTTACCCCGTATGTATAATACGCAACATCGAAGACATTAGCCCAATCTAGGTAGTCGCCTCCAGAGCCATTTGCTTTGCGATAAACGCTGGCAGATTGTGACGGGTAAGGTGTCGAGGCTGACCCCGCTGAAACACTAGCACCTCCTTCAGAAATCGGGTATGTCTGTGCCGTCAGCGTCTCAAGGATAGTCCCAGCGGCAGGGTACGACACAACCACACTAGGGAACGACACGATAGTCCCGAACCCGTTACGGCTAGTGCCGGACGAGATGCCGAACCCGATCCGATGTAGGTCAACCCCCATTAGGCCACAGCGTAAGCGATGTGGACAGGAGTAGAGGCAGTGTCAGAAACACAACGAACAATGCCGTTGTAGTTATCAAGGGAGATGCTTTCGCCAGCCTTGACCTTCAGGCCGTCAGTGCCAGACGCAGCCAGGACAACCGTAACGGTCGCCGTCGCGTGTTGGTTCTGGATGATGACGCTGATACGGCGCTCCGGGGTGACGGCAACGGCGAGGGCGGTACTGGCAGAAGTGCCAATGGTCTGAGTAGCGTGGACGAACGCCCGGATGAACGGAGAGGAGATGGAGATATTCGACATAAAGTTAGTAAGTACGGATCATATTGATACGGATGCTCTGCTTCTGTTGGCGGAAAATCTTGTCGATTTCGAGGTCGAGCATGAGCTGGGCTTCCTGCTCAGCGACCTGAGCCGCCTCAATCTGGAGCTCAGAACGCAGCCAATCGGCGTACATGCCGCGCGAGACGAACGTCCCGAAGATGTAAGGGACTTCCTTTTTAGCCCACTTAGCAGGGTGAGTCGTCGGGGACTGACCAGCGGTGGTGGCTTCCAGGCACTCCCAGAAGTCGCCGTAATGAGGCTTACCGGGAATAGGCATAGTAGTACCAGTGCCGCTTCCGCTGTCGAAGTAAGCCTGTGCACCAACCGAATAGGCGAGGCTGGAAGTCCAGACGTCACCGAACAGTTCAGGCTTCTTGATGCGGTACTCCCCCCAGACCGTAGAAGGGTCTGAGCCGAAGACCAGCTTAACCACGCTGCCATCGTTGTAGATGCGGTAGGAGAGGGGCTGGGCTTTCGGGGTTAAAAGGGGGTCTTGGTCGTAGCAGTTCAGAACCTCGCCGGCATCGGCAGGGATCGCGGCGGTAACGGTACCAGTGGTAGCGTTCACGGTGAACTGAGCCACACGAACCAAGTCAGGCCAATCCTGGGACTCCCAGGCCATGCGAAGGCGCTGGTTAGCGAAGTCACGGAACTGGGCGAACGTCTCGTCGGAGATGTTATGCCTGTCCTGTCCAGCGAGCTGGATGCCTTCAAAGAGGATGGTGCTGAAGTTTACGGCTCTCAAGAGAGGTATCCGTCGGAGGTGAAAATTGACCCGTTGACCACTGTCCGCTTGACGCGGTTTTTAACAGCGACCTCCGGGTTGTGCTTGATGAAGTCATTCACGAACGACTTGTCATCCCAGCACTCATAGCCGAGGCGTTGGCCCCAGTAATGAAAAGCAGCAAGGGGGATCTGAGCCTTTAGCTCCCCGACCCCCTCTAGGCTAGAGGCGGCGTTCGCATGACGGAACGCTGCCTGCTGCTTAGCCTGAGAATAGGCGGCTGTTTCCTGCATCCGCCATCCGTTGAGGAGTTCCCTCTCCACCTGATTTCTCAGATGGGAGGGGATAACCTCAGCGAAGGACTGGATGATATCAGCCACCTGTGGATTAGGCGCTGAAGTCGAACTTGCCGAAGGCCAGCGGGTTGTACACGCAGAGGCCGGCGACGGCTTCGACGAGACGCGCTTCGCCACCACCAGCGTTCGGGAGCTCAGTGACTTCAGCGACGTTGCCGCCGTAGCGCACTTCGAGCATGTCGAACGGGATGATGTAGCCCGAGAAGTTGTTCTTCAGGAACAGCGACGGGTGCAGACGGATCTGGCCGAAGTCACCTTCGAACACGTCCACGGAGCTGATGTAGGACGGCTCGGAGGAGTCGCGGGTCAGCGTGCGGATGGTGTTGTACTGGTTGGTGCCAGAGGCGGAGGTCGTGAAGACCAGGTTCGTGAAGGCGCGCTTCAGGGTCGGGCCGACGATGGCGTCGTAGTTCTTGAACTGGCCGGTCTGGGAGTAGATGCCGGTCAGGACGTCCTGAACGACGGACTCCGTGAGGGAGGCGGTGCCAACGGTGCTGATCTGCGCGGCGGCAGGGCAGAACGAGGTGGCAGCAGCCGGGAGGTCAACGGTGTCGATGTTAGCGGCGGTGACGATCCACTTGTCCAGACCACGGGTGCGATAGCCGACGGTGCCGTTATCGACCTGGGCGCCCTGATTGGCGCACATCGCGACTTCCATCTCGCGCTTGATGAGCGTGATGGCCTTCGAGACGTTGTTGGAGAGTTCGTCGCGGACGCCGGCGACGTTGGTAGCCGAGGACTGCGTGAGCTTCGAGACGCGGACAGCCTTGCGGAAGATCTGCACTCGGTTCGAGAGTTCGACGCGGTACTGGGTAGCACCATCGACGGTGTAGTTGTCGTAAGCAGCGACGTCAGAACCATCGACGATCGGCGTAGGAGCCGAGGTGGACGGGAGACGGTCAGCCTGCCAGCGGAACAGGGTGTTGCCGGGTTCGGCACCCTTCTTCGCCATGGAGGTGAAGGGGGTGTCCTTAGCATCGACGAGGGCGATGAGGTTAGCGAGGTCTTCGCGCTTACCGGCGTTGACGAGGCTGCGTTCGGTGAGGAGGGCCATGATTGTATTCCTGGGTAGGGGGGTTAGGGATTAAATGAAGTTCTTAGAGATTAATACTCGGGCGAGGTCTTCTGCGGTCGTCGTTTTGCGAAAACGATCCACGGCGGTTCGAGCCTGTACTTCTGCGGGCTTGGACTTAACCGGGGTTACGGTGGGACGGACGGGCTGTACTTGTGCTTTCCTCTGAGGTGCCTGGGGAGCCTGACCTTCGCGGGTCATGTATCCTCTGACATAATCACCAATGAACATCTTGAAGTCGGGGAACGTCTTAAGTTTAGGGAAAACTTTGAGGACATTCTGAGCTACTTGATACTCCTTGCTTTCCGGCTTGTTCCACCAAGGGTAATGCTTGGTAGCGATTGGCTCAATCTGTTCGCGGGTTTGGATCGAACCGAGCTGTTTAGGCAGCTGTTCTTCGATGGCTCGCGTAGCATTGACCAACATCCGGGTGACGTCCTCTTGGCCGTATTCCTTGTCACCAAGGACAAAGCCGTAGGGGTTTTCCATGCACTTGTATTTTAGCCAGCGGGCGTTTTCCAGTTCCTTTTCGACCTGTGCCTTAGTCTGAAGCGACGCGAACGGATTAGATGCGTCATTGACGCTGGTTTCCGCCGTGTCGGACTGAGGTGCCGATTGGATTTGCTGTTTCAGCGCTTCCATCTCCTCGCGGAGCTTGGTGACTTCCTCCTCGGCCTGCTTGCGCTTAGCCGTGAGTTTGTCGATGCGCTTCTGGACGCCCTTGGGAAGATCGCTGTCTTCGTCGTCGTCTTGCGTATGCTGTGAAGGAACTTCGTCGATACCATCCTCAGCCTGGGGGAGTTCCGTGTCGGTTACTTCGTCCTGCTGGGACGCTTCGCCGTCGTTGGAGTCCTTGACTTCCGTCTGGGTTTCGCCCTCATCACCGGCCTCGGGCTGTGCCGCCTGTTCAGCGTCAGCGAACAGGGTGCTACGGAGGATATCCGCGAGCTTATCTTGGTTTAATGCCCCTGACTGGGCGTTTGACTGTACCTCGGGGTTGTTTTGAGCCGTTCCGATCTCGGCGTTGTTGTTGTCTTCCATATTCAGAGAGTTTTGCGTCCACTCAGAGGACGTATGGGCAGTAACGCCCTAAAATGATGTAAGTCAACGGGGGTCAGCCCCGCTTGCGAGGTTTGGCAAGATTACGCATTATTCTTGACCCCGAAACGCTCTCGGAGGGCTTCCGACTGCTCAGCGAGGAGCAAATCCCGGAAATCCCTAAGAGCTTCGGCACGTCCGCAAGCGTGAACCCTCTTTTCGCCTTCGATGCTATAAGAGATAGCACGATCGACTTCAGCGGCGATAGCAGAGTCCATATACGCGAGAACAGCGTCAAAGACTTCGTTTTTCTCGAAGCCGAGCGTCCGCCTGACTTCTTTCGGGTCAAGCGCCATAGCCGGGTTGCTGGCCCTCCTGCGCCATCTTATCCGAGACAGGGGTGACGCCTAGGCGCCCGATGGTCTTGTTCTGCTGCTGCTGAACGCTCATCTGGAGGTTCTGGATGTAATTCTGGATAAGAGCCTGGAACTGCGGGTCGCTCTGAGACTGCTGCTGAGCCTTCGGGTTCTTCTGGACGATATCTTGGAGATACTGGAGCTTAGTCCCGGCGGTGGGGTCGTTTTCGACGTACTGGACTTCCATGCCGGCCATCATCTTAGCGATATCCGTCTGGACGTCGTTATAGAGCTTCTGGGAGGCAGTCTTCTGATCCAATAGCAAGTCCTTAGCAGACTCAGGGCTGATAGCCTCGATAAAGCGCGCGGTGAGCTTATTGCGGTCGATAACGCCACCCGCGTCCATCGGGACGACGAACGAGGCGATGGCCTTGAGCTTCTCCATGACGTAATCGGTGTCGAGTTCGCGGACGTTGTAAGAAACGCCGATATCGTACATCTGCGAGATTTCGTTCGGAGTCATGACGATAGGCGTGCCGACGATGCGCTCGATTTCGCTGCCTTCGAGGTATTGGACGGACAGGCTGACCATCTGCTTCAGAACCCGGCTCCAAGCCGTAAGCCAGTTATTCACAATGAACTGCTGGGTCATCTGCGTCTTCTGCGGGGGGACGGCAGGGTTGAACAGGCCGAAATAGGCCGCGTTCTGGGCTTCCACACGATCAATGAGGTTGAAGGCGAGTGTAGGATTGCCCGAGGGCGGCGAAAGGAACGAGTAATCGTCAGGGGTCGTGACGGGGAGCAGGGAACCGGGGGCAATCTGGTTCTGGGTGCCGAGTCGCTTCTTTACCTTAATAGGGGGGAGCGTTTCAAAGGCAGTGCGGTCGCGCAGGCTGTCCTTTTGGGCTTTAATCTCCTCCTGGTCGGTGAAAGCAATCTCAGGGACGCCACGGGACTCGACGACGGCGCGCTTCAGGCGCTCGCGGCGGAGTTCGATGAACGGGTACTCACCGTGAGCGTAATCGAGCTTAGTGTGCTTCGCGTAAGTCTCGACCTGGCTCGTCTGAGGAGAGAAAATCGTGTAATAAACACAAGGCACGCCGTTCGCGTCGATTTGACGGCTATAAGCGTACACAATCTCGATGAGGTTGTCCGCGCGGTGCATGGCGTTCGAGACGTTCGACGTGACCGGGATTAGGTTCGGATCGGTGAGGTAAGCGGACTTGCCGGCGGTGTTCGCGGCTTCCTCGACGAAGGCTTCGTCCCATCCGTCGGCCTTAATCATCTCGCGGAGCTCGACTTCCGACATGAACGTGCGCTTGAAGATGACGCGGGCGTCCTGAAGGTCTAGGGTTTCCGGCGGGAAGCTGATTTCCTCGTAAGGCTTCAGGGCGGCGCAAACAGGGAGGTTAATCCGGTTGTATTGCTGGCTATACGTCGAAACACCTGAGTTCAGGAGCTCCGTAGCGATACGACGGGCTTCATCGGACGAGCAACCGAGGGCATTAGCGAACAAATCAGCCGTGATATCAGAGGCGCCGGTGGCAACCATCTGGCGCAGGGCTTCAGCGAGCACGCCGTCCATGGCGGCGCGTTCTTCGAGCGTAGGAAGGGTTTCGGTGACTTCCCGGCTTCCCAGGCGACGCTCCCAGCCGACGTGCATGACCGCCCAGCCGTAATTCTGCGAGTATTGCGCCCAGAGTTCAGCCTCGCGTTCGAGGTCGGCGCGGAGTTTGTTCTCGACGATCCAGCGGGCAAGGGTCTGGACAGCGGCAGCGGTGCTGGCGTCGCCGTACTCGGTTCCGGTCACGCGGATGCGGGCGAGCTGCCAAGAGTTCACTAAAAGCATCACTAATTCATTGATAATGCTGTCAACGAGGCGCACGCGGACGTCGGAAGCACCCTCGAACGGGAACGCACCCTCGCCGTCGCGCTGATTACGGCTGTATTTCTTGCCGTCGTCGCTCTGGCCTTCCCAGCGAGCAAGGCGGATGTCGTCGTTGCTGTTAATGCGGCTGATATTGCCACCGTTCGTCAAAGAACGATCGAACTCGCTCTGGAGTTCCTGAATATCAGGCGTATCGCTCGCAAAAACGAGCTTATCGCTCCTGTTGTACTTGCTCTGCATTGATTTGTGTAAAGTAGTGGGATTTTGACTCGATATATTGGATCAAGGACAGCTTATGGAAGCGGTATTGCCCTCCGAGAGTCTTGAAACACCGGACAAGCCCCTTCTTGCGAAGATTATCGAGCTCTCGTACGTCTATGCCCGTCATTTCCTCGGCAAGCGAACGCGAAAGCACGATTGGATAGTCTTTTGGGTCTTTTGGCATAAATTAATACGAACCACCACGGGTTGCCTTCCAGGTTTCCTCGTCTTCCTGCTCAGGTTGCATGACTACGAGGTATCTCAGGCAGTCGATAGGGTCTTTCGACGCACCCTTCTCGCCATCTGCCCCCGTCCACTCCCTCAATGAGTAGATGAGGTTGTCGCAATCCTCTGAAATAAAGAGTTTTGGCTGGTTGAGCACCGTGACCGGCTGGTTCTGGTCGTAGGCCAGCGCGTCATTGATGATAGCGATGCCTTCCTCAATCTTAATGCCAGCAGCCGGCGTGAAGTACATCGGGTCAGGGTCAGTCTCTAGGAGTTCAATGAGCGAAGTACCGCCCTCCTTGCCCGCCGCCTGGGTCGCCCCGGCTC